GACTCCCGCCCCTTAGGGCTGACTACTGCGCTCCCGCAGCTCGGTGGTCCTCCCGTAAAGACGGAAGGGGTGAAAGTGTTTCCAGCACACTAAATATGGACGGTGGATTTCGGGGCTCACGACACCAATTGATAAATGAAAGCTCTCCGCCTCCTCAGCAAGGGGCACCGTTCGCGGTGAAATTGCTAGGTCCTTCGGGGCCGGGGTCATGACCAGTCATGCTCTAGGAAGTACCTACCGAGTGTATCCTAATCGTAATACAACCTGTCTCAGTGAAGAGTGGCTGCATCGGGGGCATAGGAAAGGAGGCGCGTAAGTCCCGGAAACGGGCCGCGGCGCTTGCTCGGCAGTGGGTATGGTAACAATCCTGCTGTGAGCTAGTTGGCTAAGGTACTTGCCGTATACACCGACCCTCCCGTTACCTGCAGTTTAAAACACCGTGGGACGCCGGCACCTCCACGTTAACCAATGTGCCGGGCTCCACCATGACAATTACGACGAGATGAGCATAAACTTTCTCTCCACGACCCGTGTGAGCCGTGAAACAGAAAATCTACACCGATCTGGCTTAGGGGTGCGGCCAGGTTCCGAGCCTAGCACCCCCTCGTCGCGGGACGTTAAATCGTGGTGGTATGACCCCGAACCATCACCAGCTCTGCTTGCCGAGAAGGCAGGAGTTGAAGTTAGGAAAGACAAAGGGAAGAACTCTTCCAGTAGTGGGGGCGCCTGCGCCCGTCTCCACGAAAATCTCAGGAAGGCGAAAAAGATTGTGAAGTTCCTTAGGACGGATCGATCTTTGAAGGTGGTCGGTTTTGGCTCACGCCATCGCCGTTCACTACCTGTCACGATCCCCTGCGGTAGCCTCCGCTCGGTCGTGAGGTCAATGTATGCTCCGGGACTAAGTCCTGTTCACGAGCTTTCCATCAAAACCTCGGGTAAAACTGAGGGTGAACCCTGTAAGTTCTGCCGTGACCTCGCGGAGAAGGAACACTTGATGGCCTATCAAAAGGCAAGGCTTGTTCGCCAAGATGTTGACCAGCAACACTTGAACCTTTTTGCAAGGGCGTTCGCTTTGAACGTGCCGAGCGGGTGGAACAAAAGAAAGAGCCCATATATTCCGAATGGGCACGCGACTAAAGAGTGTGGTCGGTCCGAAGGCGGGAACTGGAATGCCTCAGAGATTTCTGGTGACTGTCGGGTCGAGTTGGTCTACTCGGCCGGTAAGCCCCGTGTTGTGACTCTCTTTGCGGAGAGGAACATCGCGGTGCTTACTCCATTGCATCACTCACTTTACTCATTTCTTCGAGGGAGGAACTGGCTTCTCGTTGGTGACCCAACTAGCGAGCGGCTCCGCTACCTCCGGGACGGGACCCGAGGTGAAGAGTGGCTGTCCTTTGACTACCAGGCTGCCACGGACAATATTAAGATAGCG